CCAAGTAGAAGCAGCATTGGAAGAGTCAGCAGCACTTGCAGCAGCGTTAGTTTCGCTAGTGGCTGCATTGGCTGCACTTGTGGCAGCAGTAGAGGCGCTAGAGGCTGCGTTCGTCTCTGAAGTTGTAGCGTTGCTTGCGCTGGTGGATGCTGCTGATGCACTGCTTGTGGCAGCACTGGCTGAACCAGAGGCAGCACTCTCACTACTAGAAGCTGCACTAGCGGAACTAGAGGCAGCAGTAGCACTGTTGCTTGCGGCAGAGGCACTGTTGGTTGCGTTGGTTGCAGAGGTAGATGCGTCAGATGCGCTAGAGTTTGCAGTCCCCGCGCTAGTAGCTGCGGCAGAGGCACTACCAGACGCACTGGCAGCACTTGTAGCGGCGTTAGTGGCGCTAGTAATAGCATTCTGTACATCAGCCATGTTATCGGCTACAGAGGTAACGTCAGCGCTTATACCAGCTACGATGTCAACGTCACTACTGATACCAGCTACAGTTGATATATCACCAATGTTACCCGCTACTGTACCTATGTCACTTGCATTGGCAATGACAGTGTCCATCTTAGACTCTAGGCCAGCTACGGTTGTTACGTCGCTGCTTATACCCGCTACGGTAGTTACGTTACCAGAGATACCAGCTACTGTGCCAATGTCGCTTGCGTCAGCAGCTACAGTGTTAATGTTTGTGTTGTTACTTGCTACAGCGTTTACACTAGCAATGTTGTTACCAACAGTGTTTACGTTGCTAATGGAAGTAGCTACTGTGCCTATGTCTGAGGCATCTCCAGCTACTGCTGTGATGTTGGAAGAATTAGTAGCTACAGTGTTTACGTCAGCAATATTACCTGCAACAGTGTTGACGTTAGCAATGTCGTTATAGACACCTGTCAGTTCTGTAGCTTTGGCAGCCACTGTCTGCACAGCAACACTATTGGCTGTGGCAGCAGAGACGGCAGCGGCAGATGCTGAAGCAGCAGCAGAGCTTGCTGAACTAGCTGCGGCATTTGCGGAATTAGTAGCTTGGTTAGCTTGGGTTGTAGCAGTTGTTGCTTGAGATGATGCAGTAGCAGCAGACGCGCTTGCATTTGTTGCAGAACCGCTGGCATTAGTGGCACTGGTAGCGGCAGCAGACGCGCTTGCGGCAGCTTCACTAGCTTTTGTGGTAGCAATGCCTGCCTGTTCAGTAACAGCGGATATAGTTGCATCGTCTGTTGAAAGTGCTGCGCCACCCGTTCCTCTGAAAATAGCCATAAAAAGCCCTACAAATTAGTATAAGAAAGAAAGGATAAAGAAAGGGGACTCCGAAGAATCCCCGTTCAGTTGTATTAGCCTTGAACAGCTAGTACGAGACCTGCTTCTGGACGAAGTACCTGAGTACCGTACAGAGTGTCAGCAGTGTAAAGAGTGCCTAAGAACTCTTGCTTGTACTGAGTCTGTGAACGAACACCTTGTTGTTCAGCCAGAACCATAGCGTCTTTGTGCAACAGAATAGAAGCACGAACGCCTGACTCAGTTGTTGGGCAGTTGCTAGAAACATATACGTTAACGCCGTACAGGTTACCAATCTGACCGTTCTTAACACCTCTGCCGTCTACGAAGTCAGAAGACATGTAGCGGTCAATGCCCATGATTGCGTTACGCAGAGCAGGTGGAACAACGTAGCTACGACCGTCCATTGGTACGTCTTCGTCATCAAGCTTCTGAATCAGGTTACGGAAAGCAGCGTCAGTGAAAGCGCCTACGTCACCAGTGCCATCAATGTCGTATGCTTCCAGAGCTGAACCAGAACCAATTTGGAAAGAAGCGCTGTGCACCCAAGAAGAACCGTTACCGTTACCCAGAGACTTGCCCAGAGCAAACAGGTCATCGTCAACTTGCTTGGCCAAACCGTAGCCAGCGTCACCAGTGTAGAACTGACGCAGTGAAGCGAGAGCCTGTACGTTGGTGATGTCTTCGATCAAACGAGAGAACTCGAAGTGCTTGTTGATGCTGATCAGTACTTCTGATTCAGTGTTGTTTTGGATAGTAACAGCGGTGTTAGCTACTTTTGCGTTAGCAGTACCACGGACAGGCTTAGGAACGTGAATGGTATCACCTTTCTTGCCTGACATGCTCATCTTCTTAACAAGGTTTGCAAGAATCAAGTTAGTTTGATAAGCTGCTACAACCTCGTCACTCCAGATTTCTGGGATAAAAGTTGCTGCGCTAGTGTTGTCTACTGCACCGCCCATAGCGGGGTATACTGAAGTTGCCATAATATAAAGTCCTTAAAGATTTAGTGTCGGACTCTCCCTTCGGAATAGGCTTTGATGATTTCACTAGATAAAGCCAAGTATCGTTCTGGATCGTCCCTCATTAGTTTAATAATGTCGGCGCGTCTATAAACTTTCTTCCCTTGCGTCTCTCCACTGCCTTGAGCTGTGCCTGTTGATGCAGTTTTGATAGCAGCTTTGCGACCTGCCATTTCAGACGCTACAGTTTGATTAACCGCTTGTTGACGTTCTTTCCACGTTGTGAAGAGTTCATCTGCTGCATCATAATCGTACTGCTTGTCTGCCTGAGCAAAGAGCTGTTTTCTAATCTTAGAACCTTGAATCCAGTCAACAAACTTCTGGTCTTGTAGCACATTCTGCATGTCAGGATGACGCTGCTGTAGTTGTGAAAGTGCTGTAGACTTCCTGTATTGCTGTGTTACTGCTTCAGCTTCCCTAATCTTAGGGTGATTATCAATAGCTCTCCTGACGGCCTTGTCAGGGTCTGAGAAGAAGTCTATGTCTTCGTCAGGTTCTGGTGCTTTTTGGTTGTCGAGTTGTGTCTTTATATACTGATCGACTACGCCGCGTAACTCACCTACCTCGGAACTCTGCCGCCCTAGGAGCTTCTCAGCTTCTTGGTGCATCCGTACAATCTCGGCAGTGCTCTTCCCTCTGTACTTCTCTGGTATGTCTTCTTCAGGAGGTTGCTGATATTCAGGCTCCTGTTGAACGGTGTTTACTTCGTCTTCGTCTTCTGGACGCTCGTCTATGAGTGTTGCCATTATTAAACTCCGTGATCTAAATCATTGTGGAGGTTTATATTATGAAAGGGTTCTTACGAGTTAGCCTTTCTCTCTTGTAATATCTTCTGCTGACGATTCTTCGCCCACTTCTCGGTTGCACCTAAAAAATCACCGCTAATGGGGTCTAAAGCAGAACGTACAGGAGATATAATCTTTTCAGCCATCTTGTTACAATCTAAGCAAGGTGTGTGTGTTACTCCAGATTTGACAAGTCTTTCATTGACATGTCCATCTTCACATTTAAAATCAAAAAGCAGAGCCATTACGCTTCTACTTCTTCTGGTTCCTCGTTAGCTTGCTCTTCGGCTGCTTTGATTTGAGCTTCTAAGTTGAGGATGTTTGCAATGACTGCCAGTTGCCCTTTACGGAAGTACAGGTCATTACCATCTTTACACGCTTCAACTGAGTTGATAACAGTAGCGTTCTGCATAAGGTCTTGCTGTAGTTGTTTCCAGCCAGTATCCATAAACATAGTGCGGTAGTTATCGTAATATTGCTCAAGTTCTTTATCAATCATACTGTTTCTCCATTCAGGACAGTTTTTATAAGTTATTGTTATATACTACAGCTCTATTATAACACAAAATGCTATAAAAGTCAAGTAATATTTTTATTATTTACCACTTCTCTTTGTCTGCCCAGTAAGCTGCTGACATCTTGCCTTTAGCGATGTTAGAGCCGTGACGGGCTTTGAAACTAGCGCGTTTCTTCTTCATTGCTTCGCTTTCGCCTGCCTTGGGCTTGCCTGCTGTACTAGCGCCTTGCTCACCAAACCTGATTGTCTTAACTTGGTCGCCTACCTTGGCTACAACAACGTGGCTTTTCTTTGGATGGCTAGGTGTACGCTTAGGTTTGTTATAACCGCTTACACCTGCTCTAGCTAACCGTGGGTCTTTGTCTGTTGGCATATCTATGTCTCTCTCTCTAGGCTAGTCTTGCTTGGCCTTTGGCTTCTTAACGA